TCGTGTGCCATGGCGTATGCTGCGATTTGCAGATAATAATCTTCGATCCATTCTTTCTTCTTCGGACGGTTAGCTTGTTTGAAGTCAACAACAGTTTCACGATTGTTATGTAGACAGACAAGGTCTGTTGAGCCTGCGTATAGACCCGGATAATATAACGTAACTTCCGAACCATAGTATTCTTCCACAGGTGTGAGACCCACATCAATAACTTTTTCGGCCATGGCTTTCGCCTCCTGTCCGAGTGCTGTAAGATCATCGTAGCCCACTCCTGTGATATAGTTTTCCAGGAATTTGTGCATAGCTGTCCCCCGACTACTAGATACATTTTTGATTCGTTCTGCTTCTTGTTCACCTACTTTGGCCTTCCAGTCTTTTAGAAATTGTTGATTTTTGGTTTTGCCTAATATCGTAGTCACACTAGGAAGTCTAGCACCATTTACATCATAGAGCCGTGTTCCGTGGTCCTCGATCCGTGAGGCGTCAGTATAGGTGTATTTATCATTACGCTTGATCCTTCGACCAATGTTTTCGTATTCTAGTAAGTCTTTCTCTTCCATCATTTTTTAGATTTATGTATATCTCGATATACTTTTCTTAATATCAAAAAGGCTACCCCACCCCCTAATGACAAGGCCACGATACCTACAAACAGCATACCTAACGCTTGACCTGGTGTCATAGTTTATTCTTTAACTCCCGGAGATATTCCTCTTCTTCTTTTCTATTTTTTTCTCTAACAATCTCGGCTTGTTTACGCCAAGCCCATGAATTAATCGCACCAGACCAACCCATAATCCATAAATATATTTTTAATTTCATTTATATTTCCTTATCGTTTTTAAAACTTTTTCTAGTCTCTCTTCTAACACATCATAAGTTTTAGCATCAGCTTTCATGGCATTAGCCCAATCTTTTACAAAAGACCAATTATCTGGACTATTGTCAGTTCGATCTCCATTTATGTGATCAACGTGGATATCATTTCCTCTAGCCATAATAATCTCGTCAGTTAGTTTACATCTAACGTATGGTGTCATGATGGGTGTGCCATCATCATAAAAATCAGGTTCACCAGTCCACTGATTAACTGCTTGATATACATCTTTTTCTTTCTTCATTCCAGGCCAAATCTTATTTAGACAATGAAATAATTTAGTATCTTTATATTTTAAACCCATTCTATTTCTCCTGTATGTATGTTTATCTTTTCTACCATACAAAAAAGCTCTACCTTTTTTTCTAAGAAGTGTTTCTTTGTATGGTTGTACATTATCTTCTTTTTTAGTTTCATAACAAAATCTCCAAACTTTTCGCCAATATTTTCTACCAGATCTTGATTTAACTTTTTCAGCAGCTCCTTCACTTAAATGATAATTTACAGTGCCCTTACTACAATCAAGTTGTTTAGCTATTTGTTTGTAAGATTTACCCTCTTCTCTTAATTTAAAAACATTTTCTTTAATCTGTCTTTTAATTGAAAGATTATTTCGCATCTTGTTTCATCAACCATCTTACTGTTGCAGTCGTCGGGTCAAATCCATCAAACTCTAGTTTAGTGCAACTTGTTAGAAGGACCGTCATCAATAAGATTATTATCAACCGTCTCATAAAATTCTCCCTCCGAATCACAGTCCCAACATTGGTGTACTTCGCTTCTATCTCTAAAATCTAATGCAGGATCACCATCAATTTTTGCAACCCTGACATACCCATTTCCGTGACACGTGTCACAAATATGTACCTTGATTCTACCTTTTTTTAATTTTGCCATTTAGTTTTCTCGCTTTCTCGTTTGCTAACGACTCAATAGTTTTTGCAACCGACAATTTTGCATCGGGCAATAATACCTTTGATAGTTTATCTAAAATAGCATATGTTTCTTTTGTCAGTGAAACATTTTTGTATTTACTCATGTCTGTCATAAGTGTTTCCTTTCATTTTAATAAACCATATATAGGTGATTTTATAGGATTGTCAATGAAATTTGTATTAAGTTTAATAATTTGTTCACAGATACAAAGTGTCTGTATGCCGCCTTATGCATGGCCAGAATTATTTGATAATCAATACGATTGTATGACGTTTGGCTATCAAGAATCGCTTACTAAAATGCAAGAGATTGGTCCAGAGGAGGTCAATAAACATAATATCTATATCAGATTCCTATGCACTCCTAGCAACAGCATTTGACAATGTGGCTAAATTATGGTAATGGCAAGAATCTTCTCACCATTACCTACCCTTATTTTTTCCCTCTTTAGGGTAGGTGTATTATCTACACATACAACCTATAAGTGCACTACCATCTTCCATGATGTGTAGGTTTAAACTATCTACGTAACCCGATAGCTTTAACCTTAGCACGTCGCA